CGAGTAAGCGCTCTCTTTAACAAAGATGAGGCCACGCTTAACGTGTTCGCGCTCATACATTCCAGCACCGCCAGAAGTAGTCGTTAGCAACGCTGGTGTCTTCGTGCTATTGGCTATAAACGTATAGTCAGCGATTGTAACCGCTGATAAAGGATGCGTTGTAGCAGTACCGTTTAGGTACGCATGGTTGGATGTTATGGTACTCCCAGCACCGTCTGTAATTGTTAGCTCTTCCAAGGAGTCATCTTCCTCGTTCAACTTGAACAGCTCTATAGTAGACGTTGAGCCATCATAGCTAACCACCAACATTAACTGCTCGCCTGTACTTCGGTTAATGAGATGAGTAAAGGTGTTCTTAGATTCTTCTTCGCAAGCCGCTGTGCTTATGTACTGCACATAGTTTGTGCCACCGCGTTTAGATAATCCCTTAATGGGATCTGCCAAGAAGTTAGTCTGCGCGGTGCATTGATTATCGTGCCTCTCTGAGTCAGGCTGTTGCGAAACACCACCTGTGAGGTTCTTTATACTTTTTCGTGTGTATGCCATTACGAGCGACGAATTAGCGTATTGGAAACAGAAAAGCTGTCTCTTAACATATTGATTTTGTCTATGCCGAATTCGTAGTCGTTCAACTTAGCCTTAGCCTCCAGCTCATCGCGTTCACTAAAAGCGCGGATGTCTTTTGAGCCAACTAAGCGGTCGGCGTAAGTGCGAGCAGCGCGAATGACGCAGTAACGCTTCGCTGCTTCTGGCAAGTCTAGGAAGTCTAGTAAGTAAACGCCTGTGATGGTGATGGTAGAGCTAACAGTAAACACGTCGGTCTTTTGTAGCATCGAGTAAACAAAACCGCTACGAATCACATAGTCCTCGCCTGAACCTTGATTGCGTATCTGCACATAGTTTTGAGGCGTAATCGCTGAGATTTTACCTGTGCTGGCATGGGCAGTTAGAACTCTGTCCTCTTCTGTATTGAAGACGTAGGAGTCCATGCAAACTTCACGCGCAACCTCTTCCAGTATTGTTACAGCAGCAGACACCTCGTAAGGTAATGTGCCGCTAGTAATGCTCGTTACAGAAGACTCTCCTATCGTTTGCAGCATCGTGTTGACTGCTTGCAACTTTGTTGTCGTGGTTATTGCCATGCTTTAATATCTATCAGTTTATCGAGTAGGAAAGGTTACAAAGACTTGGACAGTAGCATCCTGAGCAGCTCCGTTAGTTAAACGAATCGCTGGAGGCATGATATTGCCAGTAATCCACCCTACCGTATTAGCCGCAGCGTTTACAAACTGTGAACCTGACGCTGTTCCTTCTGCTAGGTCATACACAGCTTCGGCTCCGGACTCTGGGAAATCACCACTAGAATCCATGTTCGGAACCTTCACAGTCATGGCTTTATTCGTTACATAGGAGACGCCAATCGCTCCCTGTGTATCTATAGTTAAGCTGTCGCCACTAGCCGTTACATTAAGCGTGTAGTAAATAGCCTTAGTGTAGGTTTCAGGGGTAGGGGTGCGCTCGTCGCCCATCCTATTTAGGATGGTTGGGGGATAAGGAATTGTTCCTGTTATAGTTTTAGTTACTGATGTGGTTGAGGCGGCCATAATTTATTGTTTGTTAGGGAAGGGCAGAGCGCCGAAGCACCCCACCCAAATAGTTAAACCAACTTAGTCGTTAGCTACAATTTTAATACAGCCATCAGGACGGATTGAATCCACGCCGATTGCCATCTTTGTATTTAACAGAGTCGCGTTGCGCTCTGGGATGTAGTTAGCCTCTGCTGATACACCTTTCAATGTTACTGTTCCAGCTGTTCCTTTGTGGAATGCTGTAGCCCACCAAAGTGAACCATCGAAAGAGTGGTCAGTCCCAGGGTCTACGCCACCGAAGTCAAGACCGCCACCAGAACCTTTCTGTGCAGCAACGTTGTCGCCAGCATAATCAGCCATAGTCTTCATTGAGATAATCTCGAAGCCTAGGTAATTGAAAGACTGTTGACCTTTAGCGCGATCGCCACTTGTATTAAAGTCGCGCCCAAGAGCTGCGTCAGTATTTAGTAGTTGATAGAACTCGTAAGGACGAAGAACCAAGCAACGCTCGTTAGCTGGAACAGCCAAGTTATCAAACTTAGTTGCACAGTTTTCGATTGTTGTTAGCAATTCTGCATCAGTAGCAAACTGAGCTGATGCGCTGAAAGCAGCGGCAGCAGCCAGAGTCTCTGTAGTTGTTGCATCCTTAGTCATAGCAGCTAACAGGAAAGCATCATGCTGAATAGCAAGTGCTGCGCCTGATTGCGAAGCTAGTGAGCCGCGAATATCATAGTGAGCTTTCATCTCATCGAGGTCATCGACAAGTTGTGCTGCATAGATAAGCTTATCAATTACGATAGTCTTTTCTCCAGAAGTAGCGCTTGATGCGTTATCTCCTGTTACTGAGCCAAGGATGTCCTCGCCAGGTGTGTGCATCTTCGCTGTTTCAATAGCGTATGTAGGGAAGCTTGCGCTCTTGCCCGATGAGATTGTGCGATTCATCAAGCGGTCTTTTAGCTTTGATGCTTCGTTGTACGCAAGAACTACTTCGCCGCCATAGACGGTAAGAAAGTTACTGTGCGATTGTACTGTGATGTCTGCCATAATAAACTCCGTTGTTAGACAGTAATGCCCCTCTTAGAAGGACAAGGTGTGAGATTGGTTTTACCCAACTCGAAATTAAAAAACAAGTGAACACACAGTTGAAGTTGTCTCAACACGCTGGCCGTCGTAACGGCTAGGTAGAGGCTTGCATTGGTATTCATTGATTTAGATGTTTGATTTAGAAGCCTTGCGAGCAACTGCTGCTCGATACGCCTCGTCTTTCTTGTAGCGTGGGTCGCCCATGTCAGCAAGCATCTGCGCTTGCGATTCATAACCGCCCTCCGCCTGTGCAATCGCGTCAGCCTTAATTAGCCTAGATTGCCTTGGTGCTGTGTTTCCTTGCATACGTCCGTTCAAGTTATTCACAGCGAAACGCATCTCGTCTAGCGTTCCGTTCTCGACGATATTATCGAAGATGCCTATCTCTGATTCAGATAAGTTATCGCCAGCCCACTTCTGTAGTGCTGGGTAATCGGCTACCTCAGAGGTAACTTCCTTCAACTCATTAGCTTGCTTGTACTGCGAAAGCTCTTGGACGTGTTCTACCAATTCTTTAGGTATTCCAGCCTCAGCGAACTTCTCATAAACGCTATCGTCTACTTTGCCATTCTCTTGCAGAGCTTCAAAAGCAGCAGCAATGCCTTCTCTCGAATCGTTACTCGGGGGATCGCTAACGTCAGCCTCATCGCTGGCAACGTCCTCTCCATCACTAGACTCGCTAACTTCGTCGCTAGGTAATTCTGGAGTCGTATCATCGTCAGCTTGAACTTGATTGTCAGATGGCTCATGTAGTTTCTTCTCCAGCTCTTTGTAAGCGTTTTCTAGGTCGGATTGGTTATTAAACTTGCCTAAGATTTTCTCATCTTTAGGCTCATTAGCAGCGTTCTGCTCATCGAGGTACTTAACATCGGCTTCGCTAAAAGCTGTTGTCTCTGGATTGTCGGTTACTGTTACCGAGCCTGTATGCTCATTGTAGTTATCACTCATCTATTGTTCCTCTTGGGGTTGTTGCATTTGCTGAACTATTTGTGGAGCAACTTTCTCAATCACGCGACCAGTCTGCTGTTGTTGCATCATGGCTTGTTCTTGTTGTTGTTGCTGTTGTTGAGCCATCATAGCTTGCTGTTGCTCCTGTTGGAGCCGCTCATCTGATTTCAATATGTTCTTGTCTACACCAACCGCCCTGACCAATGCTTGCATTAAAGCTCGTTGGTCTACAACTTGGCCGTAAGCCTCTGGACTCATCTGAGATGCCATAGCAACAAATTGCTGTAAGCGGTCTAAGTCTGATGCTCTGCCGAGACTGCTGACACCTGTGCTAATAATTAGCTTAACCTCTTTAGGTATCTCTGGGATCTTCTTCTCTTCTGTAAGACGGTTAATAATTACACGCACCAATGGACGCATAAACTCACTTGAAAGCATGGCATAAGTTCCAGCCAACACCTTCTCTAAACTGTTAATAAGTGCGTTAATCTCTGTAGCTGTTGTGCGCCCTCCAGCCGGAAGTGCATTGTCTAGTAGATTAAACGCAAACGCTAAGCGTTTCTCAATGTTCGTTGCTGCTTGGAAGGCAACATTCATGTCAGCGCCCTTACTCGCTTGAAGGGTGGTAACGTCCGACGCATTGCCATTGATGACATCGCCGTTCTCTGCTTGAGCAATAGACCGCGCTCTAGTCGTAGAAGCTGGGTTTACCATAAAGACAATCTTCGCTGAGATAGCTGCTGCCTCAACCATAGCCTTCGTTAGTCCTTCGAGCGATCGCAAGTCTCCATACAATCCTTCAACGTAAGAACGTCCATAGCTTTCGCCTGTTACCTTGCTCATCCGTAGAGCCAAGAAAGGTAGCTTATCAATAGGAACGTACTCTTCTGTGTCCTTGATTACCTTGCCACCAACTTCTTGGTAGATGTAGTATTCGTTCTTGTCTGTTAGCTCAACGCAAGTATAGATGTCGATGTTCTTGTCGTTATCCTTAAAGCCGTCATCACTAGGCAAGTCGGTGTCAATGCCGAGGTTCTCCGCCACAGTCTTAGAAATCTGCTCACGAACTACAATGCTAGTCAAATTGCCTTCAATGTCGCGGTGGCAAACATAGTCCTCTAGCGCATAGTTACGGATGTTACCGTCTGGCTGAACGTAGAGTAGCGAGTTACCAGCAATGATAAGGTTCTTTAGTGCCTCAAAGATGACAGGCCGTAGGTTCTTGTCCTCGATTTCCTCAAAGACTGTCTGCTCTATCGTAGCCAAAGAAGCATCTACTTCCGTCTTTATCTGCTCAGCCTCGTCGCCGTACTCCTCAAAAGCGTTGTCGCTAACCAGAAGCCTAAAGAACTTCAAGTTGGTAGGAAACAACGACAGCATCAAGTTTGAGCTGAGGTTATTAACGCCACGAGCGCCTAAGCTTTGCCAAGGCGTGTTGAAGGATATGTCGCCTGTATCTTTGTTGTTGTGTTGATCCCTAACGACTAAAGGCAGCGTTAGCTCGGAGCAACGCCTAGCACGAATAAGGAAGTTCTCACGTTCCTCTTTGAGCTGGTTGTAACGCTTCTTTCCCATACGCTCTAGTAATTGACACCAGAGTCAGAACCACCACCGCCAACAGTAAACTGAGAACGTAGGTTACCTTTCTTCTTATTAGCAAAAGGACTCTTAGTAACAGCTTCCTTCTGAGTCAGCTTAGCTTTCTTAGCGGCCTCCTGACTAACCATAGTGTTCTTAGCCTCTTGCGCTTTTGCCTTAGCCTCGGCCTTTTCAACCTCTTTCTTTTGCACCTTTTCCGCTATCTTGCCGCCAACGTATGTTTTGCGTCCTGATTCTGCTGATAAAGCTACTGCTGTCCATGCTGCCCATGCTGCTGCTGCCATAATATTATCTCTTTTGTGTTAAATGTAATTGTTTAAGAAAGTTAACTACTTCTCGTTTACCTGCATTAAACATAATGTCTGACAAAGCATCTATAGGTTTATGGTCTACAGAAGGAATTACCTTTTCTAAATAGGCCAATAAAGCCTTACTTACAACAGGTGTCTTGTCTTCTTCGTAGTCCGATTCCATAGATCCCTATAGTAGCCTTTTGTTAAAGCGATTTAAGCAAAGCGAAAAGCGTTTTTAGAAAAGGCGATATAGTTAAAGCGTTAATTTTATAGCGCGTTTTAGAAAAGCAATTTATTGCGTTCTTATAACCGCTGTAAGCGTAATCTTAATACGGTGGTAAATGATGTCAAGGATAAACTTGAAAGTATTTTTATGATAAAACTTCTTGACAGGGTTATATTCGCTCTAATAAGCTATACCCTCACGCCAACGGCAAGTGTCGCTGGTTCTTAAAGAAATCTCTAAAGGAGTAAAAAAATGTCAGCAGAAAACGCAATTCAAGTCCTCGCTACCAAATACGGTTTGGAAGAAGGCAAAACAAACGACTACTATAAGCTACATTCTACGATGTGTCTGTCCAAGAAGGGCGCTGAAAAGATAAAGGCCGCCGAAGGTATTACCTTCACAATGCCTCAGCCGATCGTAACCTCGGTAGCAATCGCCTTCACCGCTACGTTCTCAGACAAGGCTGGCAACACCGTCCATGAGATAGGAAGCTGTCGTTGGGATGGCAAGAATCAAAACCCTGAGCGTACACACAGCCCAGAGATGGCGTTCAAGCGTCTCATAGTTCGTGGCGTAATCGCTCTAACTGCGCCATCACAAGGCATTTACGGCGTAGATGAGCTGACGGCTGAGTACAAGCAGCATGGACAGGCAGCTATTACTACGAGTGGCGCACCTCAACAGGCTGTAGCTCAGACGGTTAGCCCTACAGGGCAAGCCTACGTTGAAGGTGAGGCAATGAATATCCCACCAGAAGGCACTATAGGTTGGTTCACGAATGCGGAGAAACTGCCACAAGATTGGGCTAATCAGATGGGTCGCTTATGCGAACTGACTAGACAAGACCGTTCTAAGTGGGAAGTGAAGCTGATAGATAACGGCGGGCTGTTCCAGAAGGATGATGGGGCTACATGGTTTCCATCAACTAAGTATGGTGGCTTCAACCAAATCGTATTCGATGTGAACACCTTTGGTGGCGAGACTAAGAGCAAGGCTAAGTTCGCTTTCAAGATTTACAAGATTGTTCGTGAGACTTTGGACGCACTTGAGCAGAATGGATCGGTTGAAATCAGCGTTCCAAATGGCAACGGTGGAGTTCAGATTGAGCAAATCCTACGCCACGACCAACAGCCGCAGCTTGAGCCACAACCTGTAGCCGGACAAGGGGTAGCACCTCCTGTAGCGCCGACACCGACGTTTACACCAGACGATATTCCTTTTTAATTTATAGCGTTTAATGGGGGTTTTCATCCTTTTTGTGGATGAATTGCGGTGGAAGCCTCTGTTATTCTAAATAAATATAAGATAATCGTTGAACCTTATAAAGAATAGACGATAATACTAACATGGCAATTACGCCATACCAACGGAGAACAAAAAATGATTACAGAAATTAAAGAGACTTGCCTTATCTGCTACGGCGATGGCTACATAATTGAGACACATGATGCTGACAGTACGCATCGTGAATACTGCCCTTGTACTATGGGGGAATAAAACGCCAGCCAAGACACCATGACTGAGATGGTCAATAGTGGACACGCTGACAAGATGGACGGCGCACAGTTGGGCGATATGCTTGCCGACATGGGAAGCGCTAAGGTGCTAGAGGCTACGCCAGAGAAGGCTAAGGCTGCGCTGTGGAAAGAGCTAAAGATGTGCTACCGCCTACAACCGTTTGGCTTTACCGCTGACGACTTACGTGATCGCTTGACTGCCAACTGCCCTGACATCCTTAAGGTTATCCACCCTAACGCTCTTGGTGCTGCCTTCCGTATCGCTAGTAATAGAGGGCTGATAGTTGAGACAGGTCAGAGAATCAAGAGCCGCCACGCCTCTGCGCATGGGCGCAAGCAAACAGTATGGGAACGAAAATGCGATTAACTAAACCACAACAGAAGCTTCTAAGGGCCATCGAGGGCTTTCAAGCATTGCGACAGAACCCAAGCCAGTTCGAGCTATCGAGGGTGCTAGGGGTTACGCAACCAGCTATATACTCATGCTTACGAACGCTTGAGGCCAAGGGGGTTATCCGTAGGGATGGCGCTCGACACCGTACAATCAAAATCTTAATTCAGTCGGAGGACTAAAAAATGCAACTACTAGAACACATGGCCGTAACTGGCGCACTTATCTTCGTGGGTATCCTATCTTGGGTAGGTATCCTCTTCATCATCGCTTACTGTTTACAATGGGCGAAGGACACAATCAAAGACCGCAAGCGCAGCAAGAAGGCGTTAGAGCAAGACGCATGGAGCATTGACTAATGGGTAAATCCTTATATGAAATGACACGCGACTTTGAGGCGTTAAAGAATCTCCTTGAAGACGGCACGATACCGCTTGATGAAGCTACTGATACGATAGAATCTTTTAAGCTGACGATTCTTCAGAAATCTCACAATGTTACCGCGTTTATCTTGAACCAAGAGTCTGAGATAGAGCAGTTGAAGGAAGCCGAGAAGCGTATAGCTCAACGACGCAAGTCTTTAGAGAGCGCTAAGGAACGCATGAGGGAATACCTATTAGCTAACATGATGGACAACAAAATCTTTGAGATTGAATGCCCAGAGTGGAAGGTGAAGATAGCTAAATGCCCACC